TATCTCATCTATAAACCAATCTCTAAATTCATCTATATATGAGGATGCATTTATTTCTACTATATCATCTCTATGGTTTTGATCATATTTTAGTTTAGACAAAATACTATCTAAAAGCCAAGTAGCTTCCGGTCCGTTTAGATGTAGTTTAAAGAACTCCTCATCTTTAGGATAGTTAAACTCTAATATCTTTTTCATTTTTCACCTTTACTAATATATTATATAGTAGTTAAGCTTAAAAACATATAAATAAAGAAAAAAAGGAAGTCTCTTGAGCAATTTTAATAACTCATTATCCACTAGTACTAATCTAAAATGGGGTTCTAGTGTTTTAGATAACACCTTTTATCTAGCACAGTCTTTTAATATTCCTGGTTTATCATTTAGTAATCCTCAGATGGGATCTAGAGGTGGAGCTAGAGGAAGATTGGCAGCAGACTCTGTAGAGTTTTCAATACTTAATTTAGATATTATAATAGATAGAGAATGGAAAGTATATGATGAATTATTTGAAAACTTTCTTGAGACTATTAATATTAATACTGGTAATTTTTCTAATAATAAAGTATTTGATGTATGGGTTGAAATTTATGATAATTTAGATAAAAAACCAATTAAGAAATTCTGGTTTAGAAATTGTAGAGTACAATCTATAGGAGATATTGAAATGGATGTGAGAGATGAGGACGACTCTAATATATCTGTTCTAGTATCTTTAGAATTTGATTTTATGGAGAAGGAATAATTACCATTCCTCTATTCCTTCTGTTCTTTCTATAGATTGTTTATACTCAGGATTTTTAATTATATTATTAGATATACAGTCATCATATAGTATTTTTTTAAATTCTTTATTTTCTTCTAAAAAATCTCCAACTTCCTGTGGATCTTTATCATATGTCTCACAATAGTCTAAAATCTTTTCAACTAGGTTTTCTCCTGACATAGAACTAATCTCATTAAATAATTTTATAAAATTATTATTTAACATATTATTTCTCCAAACTTATTTTATATTTTTCCGATAATTCTTTAATTTTTTTAGTAGCCTTTCCGCTTTTAGGATATTCGAGTGGTTTTCTCTTTGGATATTCTTCTCTATATAATTTTGCTATTTTATTAAATACCCTTTTAGATAATTTAGGTTCTTTTTTAATTTCTGTTGGGTGAATATAATAGTTTCCATCACTATCTGAATATGCACCCTCCTCCAAATAATCCGCTAAATTTCTTAAGAATGTAGGAAGATCTATGGGGTGATTGTTAATATCTGCTCCAAAATATCTCTTCCAGCTATTAGAAATCCGTCCTTCAATTGAATTTGCTCTGAATTCTATTGCATTTCTTATAGTTCCTTTTTGTTCTGAAGGATCTTCTGATTTTAGTTTATGAATATGATCTAATACTATTTTATCTAAAGGAATCTCTATTCCTAATAATGGACATTTTCCATTATTCTCAAGCCATAGTTTTTCTTTAAGTTTTTTAATATCACTATAGGACATCTCTATTAAATTACTCACTAAAACCTCTCAATACTTAAATTAATATTATTAGATTCTGAAAAATCAGTTATCTTTTCATATTCATCCATATCTATTTTATATTCACTAGGATATTGTACTAAAATATCTCTAGCATCTATTGGAATTTTTTTAATTTCATCTATTAATTTATTCTTTATATTAACTATCTTTACTGTTTTATCGATAGATGAGCATTCTGGAGTAATTTTAGAACTTCTAATATCTGAATATCTCATTTTTTGAGTTTCTATAAAATCTTCTTTAGATTTCTTAATCTCTTTATTTTGACTATTAATAGTAGCTACGAAAGCATTAAAGCATATAGTACTAATGTATGTAAATGCTGATACATATTGACCTGTTATCTTAGATTGTTTATATGGAGAGAATCGCCAGGTATATTTTAGAATATGTTCAATTGCTAAAGATTTCATTTCGTTCTTATATGAGTAGCCGGAGAAGTTAGGTCGTGTTAAAATATTGTTAATAATAATTAACATCATTTCTCCAAAATAATTGGGATCTCTGTTTATATATGTTTTAGAACTAAGATCTTTTATTCTATTTCTTACTTCTCTTTTAGTTTTCTGAAGACCCTTCTCTGAAGATTTTTCTAAATCTATATATTTATTTCGTAGAGTATTTATTTCATCTATATATTGAGCATTATATTTAGGAGTCGAAGTAAGAAATACTAATTTATTATATAACCTTGAAAGCCTCGAGGTCTGTATAATTTTTTCACCTGGGCCTGGATTTATTACTCCATAAGGAGTAACATTTTTAGTTAGTTTATTAGTATTATTAGAAATAAAGTTTTTTAAAAGTTTTGAGTTATTAAAGAGTATTAATTCCGAATTAATTATAGGTTCAGGAAGATATATATTAAGACTTTTTTCTAATTCTTTTTCTAACTCTAATACTGAGTCAATATCTAACATAATTATCCTTATTTATTTATAATATATAATAGTAAATTATACTTAAAATAAACTTAATAAGGATATTACCAACTACCACCGTTATATACGGTATCACCCATATCAGACATTCCAGTAATTACCTTCCACGTAGTAGCAGAACTCCAGCATCTTTCAATATCTGTTTTGCCCTGAACTGCTGTTGTATCAAATAAATTTACTTGACACCATTGAGTAGATCTAGCTAACTTAGCTGTATCTCCTACTATATCATTATATTTATTATCATTAATAATATATGAATTAATTCCACCATCTGGTAGATCGATAGTATCTGACCCTCCGGCAGCCCAATTCCATAACTCATTAATTTCTAACTTAGCTTGATGAACTGCTTTATTTAAAGAATCCTCTGATCCTATATATCCATTTTTTATCTCGTAGTAGTCTGTAAACTGTTGAAGTGTTGTTCTAGGCATTATATCTCCTTATTTTTAAAATATTATTCGCCACGTAATTCTAAACGTAGTAGTTGGTTCTTTAATTTTAGCAGGAAATGTCCTCATAGAAAATATCTTTCCGTTTTTAGGTGTTCCTACAGGAGCCGTCTGATTCCAATATTCAGGAGATTCTCCTCTTTTTGTAAATAAAGCAGCTTCTGTCCACACTTGTACTCCCTGAGGACCATTAGCATTTGAAGGATCTATCTCAATTTGATATTCTATAGTACTAACATTAATAATTTTAGCAGATACTTTAGCTTTATTTTGTAGAACTACATCTTTTTGAGAGTTTCCTGTATGATATGCTTCATATCTTATTTCGCTTATGGAGCCATCTCCAGCTCTAGTTAAAGGATTAAATACTATTACATAGGTATTACCCAATTCTTCCTCTGCAAATAGTTTTTCTCTTTGATATCCAAAGTCTCGACCAATTAGTAGATTTCCTGTTCCAACCTCGTGTCCCCTATCACCTAAAACTATTTTGTTTATAAAATCTACAGGTGGAAAGAATCCGATAGTAGAATTAGCTACAGATGGTTTTGAATTAAACATAATCATATTTTTATCTTCAAAGGTATCTATAATATTGCCTTCACTATCAAGACATTCTAGCTTAAAATATCCTTCTGTAGGTTTATTCACTTTATCTTCTAGTTTCACCTTAAACCTTTTTTAATTTATTTATATTTTTTTATTAAATACACTAGCATTAAAATAAGTAATTTTACCTCTAAATGTAGGACTCGCAGTAAAGTATATCCTATCTCCTGGTTTATATAATCCACCCCATTTTAGATGCTTGTATGAAGTAACTCTAACAGGATCATTTACATCTTCTTTAGTCCATAAATTAATATCAGAAAAATTCTCTGATGCTAGATTAATATTATTCCTATTAGTTTTACTAATAAATCGAGTTCGTACTCTTTTAGTATAATAATCCTCTTCTATAATATCAATACTCATACCTACAGTTAAATTAACTATAATATTATTATCATTAGCTTTATATGTATATCTAGGAACATTATCTACATTATTTTGTATTTCCCAGTTTGTCACGTTATTAAAGTTCTCACTCTTTAGATTAATTTCTCCTAAATTTGCTAGTGCTTTATATTGAGTTTCAGATTGTAGATTACCATTTTTATATAATTGATAGGTTACTAAATCACCAGATACAATATCTACCCAATAATCATTATTTTCTCTATATCTATATGTAAAATCTCCTTCATTTCCTACAGTCATTTCAATCCAGTTATCGATATCATTATAGTCCGTTTGTGGTTCTACTATAACATCTATCTTAATTATCTCATTTTCTAGAATAGTATCCGTATCAATTTCTCTTTCAATAGTTGCAAAAATACTTCTCCTGAATTTCTTCCATTTAGTAGAACTAACAAAATCTTCTTTATTAATATCTATAATACCTCTATCTTCTAGAGATTCATATACATAAAATTTATGACCGAACGGTGGTGTATTATCTGTATCGGGTCCTGATACCTCATTAATATATTCAATTTTAGTACCTACCTGTACATCTACTAATTGAGTATTTCCAGTTGTTTGAATTACATTTCTAGGTTTTATTTCTGCATAATTAGATTCGGTATTAAAGAACTCTTCAATTCTCCAATCAGATGTCATAAACCATTTAGAAGGATTAGTAAATGAAATATCTTCGATTCCCGAAATCCACTCTTCTTCAAAATCTCGGTCTATACTTAATTCATCTGTCATGTATGTTGTATTATCAGATCCTTTAGGAATTACTAAACCTGAAGGATTAGATGTTCTAGACCCTACTCTAAAAGCTCCTTCATTAGTAATACCCTCATCTATTTCCGTTTTAAGATCTATATTATTAAATAAAATTCGCCATCTACTATCATCTTCAAAATTTTCATCAAGTAAATTAATTAATCCTAAATCTTTTACAGCCTCATATCTCGTTCGTAATCTACCCGATCCGATAGTAGGCATCATATAATCTACGGTTAAATGCTCTATAACATTAATCCACTGATTATTCCCATTAGTTTCTATATCGGACTGTCCAATACTATACTCATTTACTATCATATTTTGGCCTACAATAGGATAGCGATCATCATCTGATAGTAAATTATAATATAGTTCATTCATATCATCTGAAAAAACAGTATCTGTTCTTATAACCATTTCATCATGAGTAAACATGTTAAGAATCGGTTTATCTAAATTTACTATAAAAATGTCACTCTGATCTCTTTCATTAGTATATCTCTTACTAGGCTCATTAATAAAGATATTAACATATTCTAATCTAAAAGATACTCCAGATTCTTCAGTGAAAATTTGAATTCTCTCACCTCCATATCCCGTATATCCTATATTATATTCTATATTTTCCGATAACTCCCACTGATCATACTCTATACTAGAAACATTACCATTAATATCATAAATCTTTCTCTCGTTTATTCTAAATATAGCTCTTTGATTTGGTTCTAACCCATCTATCTTAACAACAATTTCATAATTTCTATTCTTTGTTAAAGATATAGGTTGAGTTAATTTGTATTGGTCTTCTTCTCCAGATGTGGACTTTCCAAGAAACTCTGCAAAGCCATTTCTTATAGTCCAGTTACTATTTATCTGAATATTCCAGTCATACCATTCATCAAAAGATGGGTTTTTAACTAAATTGTTCAGTCTATTTTTAGCCACATCGAAATACTCTATTACTTGTTGTACTACTCCTATAGGTGGAGCATATGTATACTGAATAAGATAACTCCCATTATCGAAAGTATATTTTTCATAATCCCAATTTTTATATGTACCTTTAATAGATATACCTTTATCTATATATTTTAATTGAGATTTAGATATACTCTGGCTAGCTGAATATTCATCCGGAATTCTTTTTGCATATACCTCTGTAAGAGATTTAGAACAATCACCCTCTTGACATAAAGATCTAACACCTATCTCATCACATCTATAAATATATTCTAAATTAAAATAATCCTCAAATAAAATTGATGTTATCTTTCTATATATATACCCAAATCCTAAGGGATGTACTAAAGGTAGAACAAAAGCTTCAAAGAACTCAGGAAATAAAGAACCCTCCACCTCATATGTAAATTTAGTACAACTATCATTAGATGCTGAATTTGATACTGTAAAAGAACCTACTCTAGACGCAGCGGAATTACTACATAATAAAGGATTTTTAAATGGTAATGGCCAAATTCCAGGAAACATATCCTGTACTTCTTGAGGAGGTTCTGGAGGAACAGGATCATCTAATCTTTCTCCACATACAGTGAAACCTTCAGATAATCCTAAACATGACTGTGATTTAATATCAAAATAATATGCATCTCTTAAGGGTCCTTCTATATCTGATAGCCAAGCCATCTTATATGCATATTCTACTGCTACTTCTGTCCCCTTCTTCTCATTAAAAGTTTTAGCCATCATATATCTATCAGCAGTATACATCTCTTCTTCATTTTGAAAGAAATCTAGAAAGGAACCTTCTCTACTAATTTCAATTCCTACAGACTGATATTTTTTTATTAGATTATCAAGTTTATTCTTTAATCTATAATCGTTTTTAGATTTATTCCATACCTCATAAAAATTATTTAGATATACCTGTGCAAATTGTTTTTGTATAGCATCTAGACTTTCTATACTCTTATCTTTATTAAAAATATCTGTAATATTGATAGATATAGGAGATTCTTCTACTAATAGGTCTACAAAAGAGTCTATTATCGCTTTATTTTCCTCAAATATCTTCTTAGGAGATATAGCCTCTACTACTCCACGAAAAACATCATCTTCTCTAAAATTTAAAGAAGAAAGTGTATAGTCTCCTGTCACGCCTGTAATATTATTCATATATTACTCTCCTATAGAAATTTAACTTGTCTTAATCTAGGCATTGTATTGGCGGTAAAAGGAATATTATCCGAGCTAGCCTCTACTTGATTAGGATACACTAAGTTAAGATAACCGAATCCATAGTCAGTAAATGTAAAACTAGCAGGAATTTTACCTGCTCCAATAATTTGCCCATCTTGTTCCTGATCTTCAAATTCTAAATGAACCTCAATATGTTGAAATCTTCCATTACGAATTATATAAGAACCTACCTCTATATCTGGTATATTAGCATCTAGAGGATCTCCTATATATATAGGAACCTCTACAAAATCATCTACTGTTCTAAATGTATTAGGTACATCATAATCCCCATCTATGTTTTTCTTTACATATAAGCTTAGAGGTTTTAATACTACAGGATCTCCATTTATATCATTAAAATTAAAAACTGTATTCCATTTAGTTGAGTCATATCCATTATTGATACTATCTAATACAAAATATAAGTTAACCTGAGTCATATCTTCCTTTACACTTAAATATTCGTAATTAGATGAACCTTTTCTAAGAACCTTAACTGTATCATTTCTAATTATATCTATTTTATCATTAAGATCTATCCACTTATTAGGATCCTCAAAATTCTCAGAATCTACTATAATAGAGGGTCTATCTTCTAAGGATTTATAATATTTATACACAGAATTATCCTGAACCATTATTACTTCATTAGTATTAATAGAAACAGTTACTCCTGAACCTAAAGTAGCAGATTCTGTAGGCTCTTCAGCTGTAAATTTAGTTCTACCTAAAATAAAGCTATCTGTATCTATATTAGGTAGCACCTTATATCCATCAAAATCTATACCATTACCAAACATATTTTCAAAAGGAAAGGCAATTTTAATAATAATTTTATTAATATTTTGTGAATATAATAAAGCTGAAAATTCATCAAACATTATTCTATGAAGACTAATATCTGTCTTTAGATCTATTTCTACTCCAGTAGAATCACCTACTACCTCATCGACTCTTCTTTTTAAATTAGATGAGAAATACTCTACTCCTAACTTTTCTATATAGTTTTTAAAATATGCATTAATAACATCAAAAATAGCTTGATTAGTTTCTGAAATCTGACTACTTAATTCATAGTTAATAACACGAACATTAAAATCAAAGTTACAGTAAGCAGGTTGTCTATACATATGATTCATAGTCATGACTTTATATTTATCCAGTGATGAAAATATAGTATTATCATCTTCACCTGTTTTTATATTAGAATTTTTATATATCTCAGAATCTCTTAAATACCAGTTATCTAACAAAGAGTCTTGATCTTTTTTATTTTCACTATATCTCTCTACATTAGTTAGATATTCTTCATAATTTAATACCTCTTGTTGTTGTATAGAATCTAGAGAATTAAACCATGAGGTATATTCTATTCCGGTTTCAGATCCTAAATAGTCAAGATAGTCCTGGAATTCATTTCTATTACTTTCCCAGGTAGTATACTCAGCTAGAGATTTTCTATATAGATAGTCTTCTTTCAACCATTCAATATATTTAATAACTTCTGGTTTACTCAACCATTCTTTATATAGAGTACCATCTCCAGCAGTACCTCCAAAAGAACCACCAGCTGCACTATCATTTAATCCGTGAGTACTATCATCATCATACCAAGCTTGATCGTTATTAATATAGATATTTGCATCGTCTGTCGGTATAGTTTTTATATATTTTTCAAAAATTTCTACAAAGGTACTATCTTGAATTATCTCTAATCCAGGTTCGGGATTTAGACCATCAAAAGTACCAGAAATATTAGGATTTTCTATCCAATCAGCTGGTAATTGAGGTTGAGTACCTCCACCTGCAGAAGCATCTGCAAAATAATTAGCTCTCTCTGGTGGATATTGAATTTGAGGCTTCTCTCCAGGATTTGGGCTTACTTCAGGTGGAGGTGGTAGAACACCTCCTTGTGTATAATCATCCCATCCTGCAGGCTTATCCATATAATTAGTAGGTCTAGGAATATAGTCTACGGGTCTAGTGATAGGATTAGTCGAAGGATCTGCTAAAAAATTCATTTTAGGTCTTCTAGGCATATATTGAAGATCGAATTGTAATTTATATGCATTATATTCATCCTTCATATTATAGTCACTATTTAATTCAGTAGGATTAATCTCTCGTTTAGTTCTCTGAGGGAATAAACTAAATAAAATATTACCAGGTAAAAATACATCATAAAATTCTTCGTCTGAACCCCATACATCTCCATATCTTACAGATTCATGACTTTTAACTATAGCTTTATAGTCTAGAGCTGTAACTGCTCTATTAGCACTATTATGAAAAATCATAGCATTTTCTTTTATTTCATCTATAGACTCTTCATCTGTACCGTAATGAATAATATCTTCCATATATACCGAAATCTTATCTTTAAGTTCTGCCGATACTTCGAAGTTATTTCCTGCCTCTCCTTTAGAACCTTTTGTTATTAATACATTAGCTTGAATTAGTGTATTGATTCTAACAGGATTTCCTATTCCACCTATCTCAAAAAATACAGAAGGCATCTCTAGAAATATATTTTCTAGAGTAATAAACTTTTTCTGAACTTCATTAAAAGAACTATCTATCATAATAGAATTATATCTATCCCATTTTTCTTTCTCGATTAGAGTTCCATAATCATCTACATATGTCAAAAATAATTCTATACCATCTTCCTCAACATCTCTATAAGGTATCATATAGTGCTGTCTAGTAAAAGTTCCTGAATCTGTAATTTCATTATAAGCTCTAATATTTAGAAAGTCTTCATCCTCATATCTATGTAAAACACCCTCTTTTACTTCAATACTAAAGGACTTATCAAATCTATTTTTATTAGTAATACCTTCAACTACTATAGGATTCCCCATATAATAATAATCATTTCCATTACTTGTGAACTTAGTATACTTATCTAAAATAAAATTATACGGTTGAGTATCAGGTATATTATTCACTTTTTTAAAGTTAATTTTAAGCTTATATCTAAAGGATGTTTTTCTTTTAGCCTCATATCCTAGATGTCTAGCAGAAAATAACACATTAGATCTCTTAGTAGCTAAAGGAAGAAGAACCTCTTGTAAATTAATAGCGGTATTAGTATTTAATACATGTATTAAATATGTCATAATATCCGAAATTTGACTTATATTAGATCCAGGATATTGAATATCTTTAAACCCTTTAGATATTAGTAAGTCCTTTACTTTTTGTTCTATTTCATCATATGAGAAAGGTATAACTTCCTTTATAGTATCTTGGTTACCAGCCATTTATTTTTTCCTTAAATTCTTTGTGTTATAGATGTCATATTATTATGTGAGTACTTAAATTTTAGATCCTCAAATACTTCCTGAGATCCTATTACTGCATAGTATCCTATATTTATCTCGATAGAATTTTCCGCATCAATTACATTAACATTTATATAATCTATGTTAGCTCTTGGTTCATATATTTCAAGAGTATTTTTTATAGAAATCTCGATAGATCTTTGCTCAAAATATCCAATATTATCAAATAAATAAACAGAAAGAGGATTTCCTAACCAAGGCTTACCAGGTACTTCTCCTAATTCTATAGAAAATAAATTCATAATAGCGTTATTAATAGCATCTATATTAAACTGTTTACTATAGTATAAATTATCTGAAGAATCTCTAATAGGAGATATATCAATATACTTTTGTGTTTCCAATCAAGACTCCTTTATATATTTATAATGGAGTACCTGACCAAACGAATTTAGTTTTAGGATCCGGAGATTCAGGTGCATTAGGAATAACTGTAGGTGTTGGATCACCACTACCAGGATTGTATAAATGAGTGTGAGAATTAAAAGCAATAACATTAACATCATGTTGAGTTCTTAGAGAATCTAGAGTACCCATTTTATCAGAGATATCAACTGTAGCTTCAATACTACCTACTACTTTTAAATCACCCTTTAATATAATATTACCATCAGCTCCTAATGCAAATAATCCTGGAGTCTCTATCCATACATTACCCTGAGATGAGGCCTGAATAGTAATATCTCCCTTTTTAGATATTTCAATACGTGCTCCACTTGAGTGTTGTACTCTTATTCTTGGATTATTTTTAGTTCCATCAACTTCTATTATATTTCCCTCATAATCTTCATATACTTTATTATCTGGATATTTAGAATCAGAAGCTGTATCAGGTCCTTCAGTGAATGAGTCTACTTGAACTCTATTTCTAGTGATATCTGGATCTAATTTTTTACCATAAGTTAGAGGATTATCAGGAATTCCTTTCCTTAAAGGAAACTTACCATCAGGATCTTTAAATCCTACTTCCTCCCCTTCTATATTAGTAGTTACTTCGTTAAAAATACCTTTCGAGGTACCTATAAATAGAAATTCCGTATCTGTCTCGTTTAGTGAAAAACACCACCCCCAGGTCCCTACTTTAATATTCGTACTCGTTCCAAAAGTATTCCCTTGATCTAGAGGATGTAAACATCTACTCCAAGGTAGTTCGTTGGTTTTTACATCTTTAAGTTTAGGACTATGAACCCCTAGTACTCTTAGACGCACTCTTCCTAAATATTCAGGATCTTTATTATCCTCTACCACACATTCATATAATTTCATATTTCCTCCTATTCTTTAAAACTTCCATAATCTGAAGATTTTAGATATAAAATTTGTAAATACTTACCAGCCATAAATTTATCTACAACGTCAGTTACAACGAATTTCCCACTAAATACTGAATCGGGATTGCTATCATTATTAGAGGTAGATCTTGGAAGATCTATATTAATAACACCGTACATTCTAATACTTAATACTCCCTGAACTGCAATACTAATATCTTGAGATTTTTTAATATATTCTCTATAATCAATATTGTCACCCTTTATAGGAGTATTATATATATGATTAGTTTGTTTTTCTCCTATATTGGTTATAAGATCTGATATAACTTTATTTTTAAACCCAGTTCCATTATTTAATTTTTGTGTTTCATATATATCACTAATCTTAATAATATCTGGTTTATATTTTAAATCCATTATATCTGGATTAGTTAGATACATATCTGTACATTTGCGTACCTCTTTAATATTAGAAAAATCCCCCTTGTATTCTAATATCTTCCAGAAAGGATTTTTACTTGTAAAACTAAAAATATCTTCTTTTATTACTTTTAGATTACTAAAATTAAAAGAATCTTTTGAACCAAATATCCATCCAATTCTATCAACATAAAAATCAAAGTCTGCAATTTTAGAATGCTTTAATATAAAATCATAAAAAGATATATTTCCTGGAATTGCAAAATACTCATATTTATCTATCTTATCTTTATCTATGAATTCTGAATCTATTTCTAGCTCATTGAATACCTTTTCTATAATCTCTAGAATATTAAGTTCTTTATAAGATCTAGAAATAAAAGTATTCTTTAATCTATAAGTATCATATTCTTCAAACTCTATATCTATTGTTAGTAGATTATTATCTGTTCTAATAGTTTCTGCTTTTGTAATTATATATTTTTTCGTTATTTTATTCTTAATGCTATCTATTAATAACATATCAATTATTCCGAACGATAGAGGAGCTATTTCTATAATTCCTATAGAATCTGTGAAGGATAAAAATCCTTTTTCCTCTTTACTATAATTTATTTGAAGATCGATTATACTTTTATCATCTATAATCACTCCATTTACTGATAATTGAAGAGTATTATACTCACTAAAAGCATCTATTCTTGGAGTTAAATCATAATTAGTTAAATCATTCAAACTAATTCTCCTATTCTAGCTCTTGCTTCCTCTTCAGAAAGGACATCGTTAGTATTGTATAGAGATCTATATCTTTCTACTAATCCTATTACTGTAGAAAGATATTCGTTCTTAGGAACTAAAATATTTCTTTTAAGTTCATTTAATCTCTCTATATTATCTTTAGATATCTCTGCTATTATATTTCTCTTTTTATCGTCAATACCTATAGTATCAACACTATTCATTATAGATTTAGATAAAATATTTGATTGTTCTAAATTTATATCCTGATTATAGGGTACATTCCATAAAAATACATCTTCATTTATAGCTAGAATCAGATCAGCATAATCTGTAGTATCATATAATCTAAAAGATACATCTTCTAGTTTTTCATCATCTTCTAATCTATAGACTATAAAATAATTATTATATTGTTTAAAGAATTTGCTTATTGAGCCGTAGTATCTACTAGTATAATCAGCTACTCTATAATCACTCCTATCAAATAAATCGTAAGTATAAACAGTATTTTTCATTTTATTTCCTTATTAACACTATCAAAGTCTTCAGTCCAATCTTGCATAGTATTAACCTTAAGTTCAGATAGAGAAATACTTACAGTAATTTCCTTTATCATACCATCATAGAACATTTCCATATTCCCTCCCGAACCGAAATCTATAGATACACTATTAATAACCATATATCTATAACGTTGTATATCGTTTAGAATTTTATTACTTAGGGTTAACTCTACAAAAGCAGGGGCCTTTAAAAAATGTCTTGATATAGATGCATCGGGACTAGAATACATCTTTATAATTTTTATTATCTTTGTTATAGCTATAGTTTCTTTTTTACTCCGAGGTGTAAATGTCCAAGTGAGGGAGGCTTTCCTTAACCCCGAACCCTTATACATAAGATTTAAATCTGCATTAGCTATAATATTTCTTGCTCCAAGATTATTAGATACCTCATTTACCTTATCAAGGGTTGTATTTAATGTTCCTACTAGATTAGATATAATTCCACTAGATTCTGAAAATGAATTATTAGAAGAGTCATTTAAATTATTAGGTAGAGGAAGATGTAAAATACTCTTAAGCTCTTTAGCATTAAATGCTTCTCTTTTTTCTTCAGTTAAGGTTTTAGCTACAGCACTTATAGTACTTTTAATTTTAGTTTCTAGATTATTTAATGCTGTAGAAACAGAACCATTAGTTTTATCACGACCATCTACAGAATTATATGGAGCTATTCCTGCTTGTGTAAGAGAACCAATTAGACTTTCAATATTATTCTCTGTTTTAGGAATAAAAAATGCTAATTCTACATATCTATTACTTGAAAGATCCTCAGGATACTTATAGGTTTCTACTTTTTTTGATGATGTATTTTTTTTACTTAAAGCCATTTATCTAACCTCTTCTTATAGTTTCATGAATAGATGAGCTAACTTTTCTAGATCGTACCTCATCTACTTTTTTATTTACGCTATCTATAGCTGCTAAAACACTACTATTATCTGCAGTATTATTAGTAGTATTTTTATTTCTCTTAATAGATATATTCTTTTGTATATTATTAGCTATTGTTGTATTTTTAGTAGAATTATTTAAACTATTTACATATACTAAAGGATCTATATTTTTTCCATCCTTTTTAACTTGTATATGAATATGGGGAGCTAGTGGTCTGCCATTAACAGTTTGTCCACTATTTCCAGATTTAGCAATTAGTTGACCTCTTTTAATAACATCACCTTTCTTAACAAGTATTTTAGATAGATGCATATATAGGGTTCTAACTCCATCCCTTCCCTTCACTGATATTACTAACCCCTCTCTGTCAGGTTTATCATAAATTTTATCTACAATACCGTCTGTAATAGATGTGATTTCTGTTCCTACAGGAGCCCTAAAATCAACACCAGAATGACCCTTTCCATTTCTAAAAGATTCTTTTTCTCCGAATTTAGACGTTACCACTTTCATCCACGATTGAGCATTATTTCCTTCATATGTAAAGTGATTCTTCTCAGATCTTCTTAATATATTATTAGAATTTTGAGTTTTATTTTTTCCATAATATACATTAACTATATTTTTATCATATTGTCTTCGAATATCTTTTTTATTCTCTACATACGTCTTATTAATATTTTTTATCTTAGTATCATATTTTTGAGTCTTTTTATCTCTCATCTTCTGATTTTCTTGCTCTTTTTCCTTATAATCAGATATAGTTTTATTTACTATAGCTCTCCTAGAATCGATAGATTTTTTAGCCTCTGCTATAGTTTGCCCACCTAAAAAAGCCTTTTGAAGAGATTCTCCTATCATAGGAATATTTTTTATACTAGAGTGGGATATGAAATTCACCCACCAGTCCTGAATATAGAGAGGAATTGTAGTTTTTAGGTATTCAGATATTCCTCCAAGTGCCTGAACCTCATCCCACCAGTCCATAAGTTTTTTTAAAGTCGAATCCTCGACAATTAAACTCAATAAATCTTTACTAGATTCTTTAATTTTTTCTAGAATGTACTGACCTACTCCAATATCCTGAACGTAATCCCACCAGGCCTTAAATGTTTCTCCTGTCTTACTCCACCATTCAGTGAAATAACCGAACTGTAATTTCAAAAACTCTTTAGTAGCTTTCCAATTCTTACCTAAAAGAAATTCAAGAATTTTATCTGATATCCAAAGAATAAATTCTGCTGTGTCCTTTATTTGACTTATTATAAAACTACTCCAGCCTCCATAATCTTTCTGAATCATTTCATTAATATTATTCCAAAGAATAGGAATATTTTTACCTAGCCAGGGTATAAAACCTCCAGCATCTGTTATATCTCCTAATACCTCCTGAATTATACCCCATATTTCACTTATAGAAAGTACAACTAATGTCATAATATTTTTACCATTAGTACTCTTCATTGCTTGACTTATTCCTGGAATAGCTCTAGATATAAATGATTTTTTAGGAAGTATTTCATTACCTGAATTATTATCTTCAGAAATAGATTCTTCTTTATCGTTAGATTCCTTATTATCTATAGAATCTTTAATTTCTTCTAAAATTTTAGTAGAATTATCTCTAAACTTTTGTCTAGCTAGAATCTCTTGCCTTTTATCAGCTTTAGTTATTCCTTCAGGTCCTAGTTCGTTATTTATCTCTAATAATGAGTCTAATTTATTTAAAGTACTATCGTTTATTATTTTTTGATTATTAGAATCCTGCTTTATATTATCTCTAGATTTATCATTAGTATTTTTAGTATTCTTATTAGGTGTAGATGTTTCTTTAATTTCTGTAGTTGAATGAATAGTATTTTTAGGTTTAGTACTAGATGTAACTTTAGTAGCTGTTGCTAGAGTAACAATTTTTGCAATATTTTTTCCAATTTTTCCAAATGCAGATTTAGAGGATCTACCTGCAGATTTTAAAGCAGCTTTACTCGCAAGTTTTAATACCCCTAGAATCATAATACCTTCTTTTTAAGTATTTATATTATTATGACTCATCTTCTTTCTTTTGAAGAAGACCTAGAAATATTTCTCTCTCGAAGGGGTACATCTCATCAATATCTCTTTTCGTCATATTAGATAGGTATGTTATATCTGAATATTGTTCATATAAATTTGTAAGAGAGAATTTAGATATAAATTTTATCGGATTTATTCTTACATTATATTTATGATTACAGTAAATGCACGAAACTTGAATTATATTATTAAATATTTTTTTATTATTATCTAGTAATATATTTTCCAAACGATTATAATCTTCGAGAGATAAATCTTCATCTAGATACTTATCAGATACTTGCGAAAGATCCTCAAATAATCCTTCAGGTATAGATTGATCTAGTTCTTCCTTAAAGAACATATCGTCTATATTTATTCCTGTCATATTAATCTTTTGACAATTAGGACATTCTTGATTTATTTCAAGAATCTCAGATACCGATTTAGATATAGCTTTAAGTATAAATGCATTTGCTTCTAACTTATTTTCAGGTTCTAATTTTAAAATTTTAGAGACCTTCATAATATCTACATCATCTTCGAGAGATTCTAGAAGCGCCTCCTTCTCCTGGAATGAAGTATATCTTTTAATATTATTTAGTCTATTTTTAAAGCTCATTTTTAGTTTTTAGGGAGTAAAGGATCAAAAAATCCAGGAATAATATCAAAGTAATACTCATTACTATTTTCACATTTATCACATTTTAATGTTGAGTATATACTGAAAGAAGGTGTAATCTCCTTCCAGGTATTCTCTATTTTTGATATTTCATTCATGTCTAATTCATCATAAATTTCTAAAAATTCTTCAATATTTTTTATCTCCTGTCCATTAATACTCTTAATGTTTAGACCTAACATAATAACATCGGGGGGCTCTTCTTCATTATCTAATAATGTCTTTTCTATAATATCAGATGATTCGGGGTCTACCCATTCTATATTTTCTTTAATAGTAGGAATCAAAGTCTCTTTATAATGAACTAAATCATATATATCCATATCTACATCAATATCTTCTTTACAAGTCGAACACTCAATAGTAAAATTAACATCCCTATCTTTTATAGAAATCTCCCTGATCTTGGTCATAATGTACTGAAGTTCTGCGGATGAATAAAATTGTTTAATATCATCGATATAGGGATACACTAAAATATCTAGAACATCCTTTTCTGTTACTTTATCACCCTTAGCTTTAAATATTTTTACAAATTCTTTTTTAGCTTTTGCTTTCCAAGGACTAATACCTACAGATTTATTAGGACCTAATTTTAACTCTAAGGAGTTCTCTGATGATTTAGGTTCTTCTGTTTCTTCTGTTTCTTGAGATTTTTTATCTATTATAACCGCCATTATACCTCCTATTTTCCTATTATATTAAAAAAAACTTAATTATTTCTTAAGAAATCCTGGACATTAAAGCATCTATATATTCATTAAATGTTGAAGTACCGAAAAATGGAATATTATTATTTGTAATCCAGCTAGAACTAAATGAAACAGTAAATTCCTGAATTCCGGATTCTGAATTATTAAAATTAGCTCCTGAAATATTAGTTATTAGTGCTCTTGTGCTAAATATTATAGATCCTATATCTTTTTTAAGATGACGAACGATAATTTCTGTTTCTATATCCTCTGGATATAATTTTTGCTGCAATGCAAACTTTGTTTCAAAATAAGATCTTAATTTATTTTGATCAAAATCTCTAAAAGTAATAGTAAATCTAAAAACGTCTTGAATTCTAGAGGTAATTCTCCTAGAACCACCTAGAACTAGATCGCTTGTTTGAGATGAGAGTTCAGGTGTAGTCATAGATATTATAGCCATATTCCACTCATCTTGAGTTATATCGTTAGGTTTAGATGGATCTATCTCTACTATAAATTCATCTGATAGAACCCAGTTAGTATTATATGCTTTTGAAACTATGTCGTCTAACTTCAAGAAATTTCCTACTTTTTATAAATATTTATAAAAATAGGAATAAATATGTCAAATTCTATTAAGAATCTTTTATATGATGCCGGTGGGAACCTCTCTAGGCCTGCTAATTTTACTATAGAATTTACATTTCCTAATAATCTCGCCCCCCAAATTTTTGCAAATCAGTATGATATATTATGTAAAACATTTTCTATACCTGAATCAGAAACTAAAAATAACGATATTACTTTTAAGGGATCTACAATACATACTATATCTAGAGTAGACTATATAAGAACCCTAAACATTACGTTACTATTAGATGAAGATCATAAAATTCTCAGAGATCTTATTACGTGGCAGAAAGGTTTAGACTTAAATACACTAACTCCTAATAATGATATAAAGATAATGCAGAGTGAAAGTAAAGATAATCTTTTCGGAGCAATTAATATTATATCAAAGAACTGGCAAGGTGGTAGTACTGCGAGATATACTTTTGATAGAGTATTTCCTACTAAAATAGGGAGTATAGAATTAGATAGTAGCAGTACCTCAGGCTTCCTAGAGGTTCAGGTGGAATTTGCCTTTCTTATTATGCAAAAGGATGATGATTTTTTAGAATCGAATAAAGGACTAGCAGAAACTCTAGTAGATAATACTGTAGGTACTGTTAGTTCAGCTATAAATTCAGATATAAGTAAAACTCTAGATCAAACAGGTATAAATTCAAATCTTAATAATAATATTATAGCTAATAAAAAAGAAATAATAAAAAAATATAGTAATTTTCTTAATAAGGAATTTTAATGTCTAAAATAAGTAGCTTAATTAATAATCTAAAGAGTGGAGCTAGATCTAATAAATATAGATTAATGATTCCTACTTCAGAGATTACGAGAAGTCTAGATATTATGTGTCATGCAACATCAATTCCAGGTAGAATAATAACACCAGTTGATGTAGTGATTAAAGGTAGAAAAACTCAGATAGTTGGAGAGACATCACTTTCAGGCTCTTGGTCAGTAACATTCTATAATGATTCAAATATGATAGCTAGAAAATACTTTACTCAGTGGATGCAAGATATGCATTCCCTGGAGTTAAGAAATTCAATTGGTATATCTGAGAATTTAGGAACATTAGCAGGAATTGTAGGAAATGAGATTAATTCTTTAACTAACGCAGTAAAAGAGGTAAAGTCTATTATACATGATCCTTCACAGCTTCTAGTATCCAGAAGAGCACCGGATTATCAAAAAGATATAAAAATTCAACAATTAAGTGGAGATAATAATCCTATATTTGAGGCTATTATTACTGGTGCCTTTCCTATTAATGTAGAGGATATTCAATTAGATGATAGTACATCTGAAATATCATCTACTGTAGTAACCTTTGCCTTCTCAGATATAGAAATAGGAGATAGTGTAGAAAGTTCGGCACGTCAATCGATTTTAGGAGATAATCTTGGAGGACTAATCTCCTAAAATTTTATAAATAATTAAAAAATAAAGGAACAGCTTTATGGCTACAATTAGAGAACTTTCATCAGCTTTAGGAGCAGGAGCTCGTGCAAGCAAATATAGAGTAACGTTTTCCTATCCTACAGCAGTTACAGGAGAAACTCCGCTAGATGCTGTAGATGCTTTAGCAAAAAGTGCTACAGCTCCAGGAAAAGAATTAGGACAAATAGAAGTATGGAGTCAAGGGAGAAAGCTTATCTTACCTGGAGATACTACTTTCGATAATGCATGGAATGTAGGATTTTATTTAACAGAAGATCATTCTCTCAGACTAGATTTAATTAAGTGGGCTGATGCTTGTGATAATTTCCAAAAAAATAAACATTCCGGTAATCCAGCGGCTATTTTCTCAGATTTAAGAGTAGAGCAGTTAGATTCTGCAGGTAATCCTGTAGCAATATATACACTACATAACTGCTTTCCTCAAAGTATTGGTGAAGTTTCATATGCAGATGATAGTGCAGATACATTAGCTGAATTTGAAGTAGTATTTGCTTACTCTGACTGGGTATCAGGTAAAAAAGAAACTAGCACATACGACTCTATTAATCCTACTAAAAATGATAACGCTCTCTAAAATATTTTTCGAATACATCCTCTAGTCTTTATTATTGGGCTAGTTGGTGTATTATATTTAATATCGTTTTTTAAAATCATATTAATTCCTATAGATAATTAGGAACTAGGACTACTTGAGTATAACCATCATCCATATTAGCACTTCTAGTATATTGTGGATAAGTCATTTCCATCAATGTAAAATTGAGAGTCCCATCTGGTGCTTCAAAAATACCATTCCTAACAGTAAATCCCGCATCTCTAAAAGTATCTGTAATATCAGATTTTACTGCTTCAATGCGTCTATCCGCAGCATCTGTTACATCAAGAGGACCTCTATGTGTTGCAACTATACCTTTTACTCTTTTACCATTAAAATCAGTATAACATTTTTCTGGTCTATCCCAATCGTTTGTTGTAACTTTTACATAACCATAACCAAACTCTTTTAACATTTTGTTGATGTCTGACTTTCTCATCTTTTTATCCTTCTTTCTTTTTATATAATATATTATAGTGTAATAAAACTTAAAAACAAATAAATTTATAAATAAATTAGCAATAGTGAGTAGTGATAGGCTTTGAGATGCTGTTAGAGGTGAAGAGCCCTAACCATAGAAAGGGTATCGAGAATTACACTTTCATTATTGACTAAAAATAAGGAAATAAAATGGCATACTTAAGTCCAGGGGTATATATTAATGAGCAGGATAATTCTGCTATTGTACCTAGTGTATCTTCTTCTATAGCCTTTTTTGCCGGAAATTTTGATAAAGGTGTTATAGAACAACCTTTTCTAATCACTAACAAAAAAGATTTAGAATATTACTTCGGAAAACCTACAGATAAAAACTATAATGAATGGTTTCAGTGCTATAAATTTTTAGATTATGCAGATAAGCTTGTTATCTCAAGAGTTTTCTCTGAAACAGGTACTAAAACAAAAACAAATATTTCAGTTCCAGGAAATCATACGGTAGGTGATAGACTAATAAATGGTCTAGATTCTGTAGAGAATATATATAGAAATTCTATTATTACTTTTGAAGGACAGGAACTACAGTCCAGATATAAAGTTAAAAATATAGATTTTGATGAGTCTACACAAACATATGCTATTAGTATAGTATATTATAATAAAGATACTCAAGCGGAAGAAGATGATGGTTTAAAATATGAGATTCTTCCAGGAAGCAAAATAATAGTATTTGCTCAACATCAAAATATGGGTGCTTATGCCTATAGAGATATTACTAATCCTTCAGTAATAAAACAACCGAAATTTAATCAGGAGTATAAACTTATTAAAAATTATGCAGAGTTTGAATATTCTAAAGATTTTTATGGTTTTGAAGATGAGGTTAAGTTAAGATTCTTTGCTAGAACTGCTGGAGATCTAGGAACTATTGATATAGCGGTTGTAAACTCTTTTGATTTTACAGATCAAAAAGTGGATTACGGTGAATCAATTAATACAGCTGCAGAAGCATTTAAAGGTGTATCTGTTTTAGATATTTTTGATTATCCTCCAGTAGGAGAAGATGAAGTAGGAATCGTAATTAAACAAGGTGAGACTATTGAGAGATATATTGTATCCTTTGATATTAATGCTGAAGATGGTAATGGAAAATCTAAATATATAGAAACTGTCATTAATGAGAATTCTAATATTGTATATGTAACAGATAATCAATCTCTAGGTAAGATAGATATTGTAGTAAATTCTCAACCCGATCAAAATACAGGAAGTATTACTACACAAACTTTCAAATCTTATGTATATTCTGCTATATATAGAGACTCACAAGGATTTGATGTAGATACAGATTCCTCTATTCCTAATACAAATTATGTTCAAGGACCTTTACAATTGTGGGGTGGAGTATCTCCATTAGTACAGGATTTAGATTCTATTGAACAGGCATATATGACTGTAGAAGATAAAGAACTTTATCCTATTGATATAGTAATTGGTAATGAATCTGATGAAGGTAAGGCAGCTGCACTATTAGCAGATAGTAGACAAGATTGTATAGCATTTATAGGAGCTACTTATTCGGATGTAGTTGGTAAAAAGGCTGCTGTTGCTGTAGATACTATAACTAGAAAAATTAAAAATAATCCTCCATTTATCAGAACTATGTTTGCTGCATATTTTGGAAATTATATTAGAATTTTTGACGGATATGCTAAAAAATTCAGATGGATTAACTTAGCAGGTGATATGGCAGGACTTAGAGCTAATACTAATACCAATCAGGCTTCATGGTGGGCTTCAGCTGGTCTTAAAAGAGGTAGATTAAGAAATATTGACAGAATCTCATTCAGTCCTAATCAGGCTCAACGAGATACACTATACTCAAATAATATTAATCCAGTCGTTAATTTTCCAGGAGAGGGTAATTTAGTATGGGGTCAAAAAACCCTTATTAATTATGCAAGTTCTTTTGATAGAATTAATGTTCGTGGTTTATTTAACGTTCTTGAGAGAGCTATGTCTAAAGCTGCTAAGTCTCAGACTTTTGAATTCAATGATAGTTTTACTCGCAATGCTATTCTCGCAATGTTTAATCCTTTCCTATCTAGTGTAAAAGCTGGTAGAGGTATTTCAGATTTCTTAGTAGTTTGTGATGAAACTAATAATACCCCAGATGTTATTAGCAGAAATGAGCTTGTCGTAGATATCTATATTAAACCTATGTATGCTGCTGAGTTTATTAAACTTAACTTTAATAACGTAGGTACAAGATCTTTCGCTACCGTAATCGGTGCATAATTAAGAACCTTCGGGTTCTTAAGTCTATTTTAATTCTATTATTATATTATAATATATGACTATAAAAGAATTTATACAACAATCATCATATATTCATAATAATAAATTTGACTACTCTAAAGTATCCTTTAAAAAAGTTTCAGATAAAATCACTATAATATGTCCAATTCATGGAGAATTTATTCAGCGAGTTAATAGTCATTTAAAGGGTTTTGATTGTAAAAGATGCTCTGCAGAAAAATCTAATGAAACTAGAAAAATAGATTTTGATGAATTTAAAAAAAGATCAGAAGAAGTTCATAATCATTATGAATATTATAGAGATACATATAAAGGTTTTAATAAAAAAATAAAAATAAAATGTATAGAACATGGTGACTTTTGGCAACTACCATCTAGTCATATATCTGGATCGGGTTGTCCTAAATGCTCTAAAATAAAATCTAATAAAAATCAAAAATTAAAAACCTTTAATAAATATATAGAAGAATTAGAAAAACTTAATTTTGATCTATCTCTAGTAAGATTTGAGGAATATGAAAATTACCTTACTAAATTTCCTATATTATGTAAAAAACATGGAAAATTTTATAAATCTCTTCCGGATCTTATAGAGTATGGATGTCCCAGTTGTAGTTTTGATATATTTGCAGAAAATAGTAGATTATTACATGAGGATATTATCCTAAGATTTAGAGAAACTCACGGAGATAAGTATGATTACTCAAAATTTATATCTCATAATAGAATAGACGAAAATATTAAAATAATATGTCCTGAACATGGAGAATTTACTCAAAGAATAGATAATCATATGAATGGTAATGGTTGTTCTTTATGTGCTAAAGGATCTTCTAAATACGAGGTAGAAATTTCTGAATTTATTAAATCTTTAAATATATATAATATAATTTATAGAAAGAGATTTGATAATAAAGAGTTTGATATTTATTTACCCGATTATAATCTAGCGATAGAATTTAATGGATTAATGGATCATTCTATAGGTATTAGTAGTTTCTCTAGATTTAATAAAGAGAATAATAAAAAAAATAGAGAAAGACATTTAACTAAAACTGAAATAGCAGAAAAATATAATATTCAGCTTCTTCATATATATGAAGACTCGTGGAAAAATAAAAAAGATATTTGGAAATCTGTAATTAAAAATAAGCTAGGAAAATCTGAGAGAATATTTGCTAGAAAGTGTATTATCAGAGAAATTACTTTAGATGAGAGTAGAAAATTTCTAGAAGAAACTCACCTTCAAGGTAATGCTAAATCATCTATTAAACTTGGTCTTTTCTATAAAAGCGAATTAGTATCTGTAATGACATTTATGAAATCCAGATATAATAAGAGATATGATTATGAAATTATAAGATTTTCTAATTGTCTAGATACCTCTATTATAGGCGGAGCATCAAAATTATTAAAATATTTTAGGAGTAGGTATAAAGGTTCTATTATTAGCTATGCTAATAGATCTTGGTCTACAGGTAATCTATATAAACAATTAGGATTTGATTTTTCTCACAAAACATATCCTAATTATAGTTACTTTAGACAAGGTAAGAACATACTATACCCTAGAGAAAAATTTCAAAAATATAAATTAAAGAATAAATTAGATAAATTTGATGAGAATAAAACAGAAATTCAGAATATGCTAGAAAATAATTATAGAATGATTTATGATTCAGGACAACTAGTATATATTCTTTCATAGACCTTATAAATAATTAAAAAAGGTATGATTTTGAATAAAGTCTTAGATACTATAAAGGAAAATTCAGGTATTAAATTAACCGAATCTTCTAATACTTTTGATATTTCTCCTGCTCAGGAAATTCTGTCATATCTAATAGATGAAAAATATAATAATAGCTTATTATATTCTGTATGTGAGGTTCAAGAATTAGATAGTACTTGGGGTAGTATATATACTACATTTAGAAAACAGGGAACTAATAATTTTGAAATACTTCGAAAAGATATTTACACACAGAATATTAAAATTCCTACAGGTTTTACTAGAGAAGTATGGCAGGATCTATTAAATAACTTTAAAAATAATGCAAAGCAGAAAGCTGCAAATATTCTAAGAGGTATTTCTGATGATCAAGAAAACTTCTATTTATTAGAATATCTAAAAAATAACTCTATTACCGAATCTCCTATTAGTATTAATACTAGTAATACAGGATGGATCACTTCACAAATATCTTCTAAAGTAGCTGAATGTGTAATTAAAATGAATGAGCATTCATTTAAAACACTAGAAAGTTTTTGTATTTTATCACCAACTTGGGCAAAGTATTTTTTAGGCACAGCGACATATGTTTTGAGTGAAAAAGAAAATAAGAGTACTTATTTTGTTGGTCGATATGGACGAACCGATTTTTATATTAATCCTATTCCTCTAAATAGAAATCAATTTAATAATGATTTTAATAATGATTATGCAGATGATCAGATTATATATGATGACTTTTGCTATGTCGGGCTTAGAGATAAAGATTCTACTAGTTCGTTAATTTTTGCTCCATATCAATATCAGATTCAAGAAATTATTAACCCAGATACTGGATCAATAGATATCTATCTATATAATAGATTCGGGTTAGAAGAAAATCCTCAGAGTGATTTAGCTACCAGTAAAAAACTTTTATATAAATTTAAAATTCAATAGGAGTGTAAATGTCCAATAATGATTTAAAAGATCAAATTCTTGCACTATTTCCAGATAACAATAACTATGAAATTACAGCTGCAGCTATAAGAGTGTATATAGAGGCAATATTCGGAGATAAAGAAGTAGTAATAATTAAGATTAGAAATCTTTCAGACCTTCCTGCTAATAACAATAATATATATGAAGGTTCTCTAGTAGTAATATATAGTGATGCTAATCCAAATAATGTAGGATTATATCTATCTAAAGTAAATCAACCTACTAGTCCTAGTGATCTAATACAACTATCTAATATATCCGGTGTTGCAGAAGGTTCTTTTGAAAGAGGAGGATTAGAATATGATAGTATTAAATATTATCTAGTAGGTGATATAGTATCTAAAGGTACTAATGCTTATATTTGCATTCAAAATACTACTATACCCGCAGGCTCTTTCGATGGTACATATTGGGTTCTAATTAGTTCAGGTAATATTAGTGTAATTAATAATTTAAACTCTGATTCTGATACAGATGTCTTATCTGCTAGTATGGGTAAACAACTTAACGATACTAAAGAGGATAAATTACCTCCAGGAAATGCTGGTTATGTTCTAACTCTAGACACAGATGGTAGTAAATTATGGCAGCCGACTATACCTGGAGCTATAGAATGGCAATCTAATATTATGTATAATGCTAATAATTTAGTATCATATAATGGGTATATGTATAAAGCATTACAAACTAATACAGGCAACCAGCCAGATACATCTCCGTCGTTCTGGGAAAATATTTTACTTGATGATGTTCCTGATAATGGAGAGGTTTATTGGCGAAAATATAGGTCATGGACCAATACTGCCGATTATGGTGAGTACTAAATTATAAATAAAATAAAAGGAAAAATATGGCTATTCAGTTTAAAAGAAAGACATCTGATGCAGGAGCTCCAGCGGAAGGTTCTTTGCTTGCAGGTGAAATTGCATTAAATATATATGATAAAAAAATATATACATCTAGTGATGGCTCAGATGTAATAGAAATTGCTGGTGGTGGAGCTGGAACAGTATTATCAATTAATACTATAGGTCCAGATACTAATGGAAATGTTACATTAAGTACTGATGATATTTCAGAGGGTAGTTCAAATTTCTACTATACAGAAACAAGATTTGATAATTCATTTGGTACTAAAACTACTTCTAATTTAGCAGAAGGTGTTAATTTATATTGGACTACAGCTCGTGGTGAGGATATGTTCGATAATAAGATGTCTAATGCTACTACAGATGATCTTGCAGAGGGAAGTACTAATCTTTATTATACTGATGCTAGAGCAGATGGTAGAGTACAGGCTGCTATAGATGATAATAATTCATCTGCTACAACGTTATATTCATCACAAAAGGTCGAAGCGCTTGTGACATCTGGGGTTAAGTATAAAGGACACTGGGATGCTGATGCAAACTCTCCTTCTTTAGCAGATGGTACAGGGAATAATGGAGATTATTATATTGTATCTGTTGAGGGTACTCAAGACCTAGGATCTGGATCTATTACCTTTAAAGTAGGTGATGCTGTAATATATGATGGTACAGATGCGAAATGGGAAAGATCTATTAATAGTAATGAAGTACAATCAGTTAATGGTTACAAAGGTGTCATAGTTCTTAATTCTGATGATATTTCAGAGGGTAGTACTAACCTCTATTATACAGATGATAGAGTAGATACATATGTTAATACTATGGGATTTACTAAAATAGATGATAGTAATGTCTCTTCATCTACTACATATTCATCACAAAAAATTGAAGCAGGTCTTGCAGCTGCTACAGAGGTAGATGATTCGGCATCATCTTCGAATACTACCAAAACTTGGTCTGTTAATAAACTAAATGCATCTTTCATGCCGATTGATGTAGACTACGGATTATACTCATAATATCAGGAACCTATTCCTGATATTACATCTTTTTTAACCTCCTCAAAATTATATAAATATAGTAATTAAATCTGAAATCCTAAAAAGGATATAGCGAAAGCGTAAGGAATAAAATGGCAATTAAATTTAAGGGGAGTGAAACCTCAGGAGCAATACCTACAGGTTTAGGAGAGAGAGAATTAGCATGGCAGATAGCAGATAAAAAAATATTTACTACAGATAGCGCTGGAAATTTAGTAGAGTTTAGTGGTGAAAATTACGATGAAAGAGTAAAGATTAGTCAGTCAGATTCTGCAGCGGGATATCTTGGTGAAAAATTATCTATAGGAGATGGTCTTATATCAAACACTATAGATCCTAATGGAGATGCAGTTTTAGAGCTAAGCTCTCAAGTATGGATAGGATCTATTGATAATGAGGATATTCCTGTATTTTATGATTCTAATAGGAATAAAACTCTTTCTGTAGAAACCCAGAATGTATTATGGTCTGAAAATAAACTTAGTAGTACTGAGTGGGTAGGATTATCAAGAGCTGTGGATAAGTTATCAGGGTGGGTGGCTCCGATGAATTGTACTATAGTAGGATTTACAGCTCAGACTTCAGCTGCAGGTAGTTCAAGCAAACCTATAGACTTATATATAGACGATGTCAATAATGGAACTCTTTTTTCATTTGCAGGTTCTAGTTCCGAAGACTATCAGATAGATGGTAGTATAGATATAGATATACAATCAGGACAGAAAATAAGACTTAAATGTGGAGGTGGTCCTACCATTCAAGATACAATAATAGATATAAGAATAAGATGGAGAGTCTAATATGTACTTTAAAATAGAAAACAGCACAAGCTCGATAGTAGATATTCCTGATATGGGTGTTACATTTCAGCCTAATGAGGTAATTGATCTAGATTCTATAAAGCTAGGAAAATTAAAAGATTCTACTGATATATTTCCTCTTTTAGAAGATGGAAGTATTTTAATTATTTATGGAGTAGATGCATTAGATTTATATAATGCAGAATTATTAATTAACTCATCAGGAATAAACTTTCATCGATCTATTATCTCAACTGAAATGAAAAATATTACTGCAATATATCCAGGAGAGATTATATTTGTTAATGATCTAGGTATTTCGGTAGTATGGGTTGGAGATAAGTGGATAAGTACCGATGGTTTAGTATATAATCCTGATCCATCAGGTACCGGACCATCAGGTACATACACTGAGAGCTTTGAAGATATTAATCAGGTCTTATCAAATTGGAATACTCCTGCGAATTATCCAGGAATTTCTAATACATTAAATTCATCTACTACAGGTAAATGGAATATACGAAAAAACACCACACCTTCAAGTGGTACAGGTCCTTCAGCTGCACAAGATGGAAGTTATTTTATATATGCAGAAATGTCTTCTGGAGCAGATGCATATACATATAAGCTCAGAACTAGCTATTTTTCAAAATTAACTACATTATCTTTTTATTTTAATATGCAAGGTAATAATATAGGAACCTTTAAATTTAGAGTATATAGAAATGGCTCATGGGAGACTCAATATACGTCTAACACCTCAACAGGTTCTAGTTGGAATAATGTTAGCCTAGATTTAACTAATATGAATGTAGAAAAAATAGAGTTCGAATATAGTGGAGCTACAGGATATCAATCAGACTTCTGTATTGATAACGTAGTAATAAATAGTATATAGGAAATAAAATATGATTAAAAAAACTAAAATAATTAAAACACTTAATGTAGATATAGATATCAATGTTTTAAAATATACGGAGATGTTTCCATATAATCATTTAGTGTATAATATATTTACTAGCATAGAAGATAATAAAGAATTTATAAATTTTGAAGTAGATGATACTATTAATGAAGGAGTAGCATATGAACTTTTAGAAAAGCATCAGTCTCTTCAAGGAGATTACTCTTCAGTTCAATCTATAATTTTTCAAAATAGACTAAAAGAACTTGAATATTGGATTCAAGAGTATTTAGATTCCAAGGCACAAGAAAAGGGATATGATGATATAAAATCAGTAAGATCATATACAGGATATACTAATAAATTTCAATCAGAATGTATAGATATTGCTCAATGGTGTTCGGATTGTTGGGATATTTCTATACAAGGTATGAATGATATTATAAATGGAGATAAACCTATCCCAACTAAAGATGAACTGATAGATGCACTACCCGAGTTTCCTAATGTATAAGGATACGAATATGTACTTAAAAAAAGATGACCTATATAAAATAAAAATATCACCTACATCAGATAACAAGTATATAGTTCAAAAAAATATTTATTATAAACTGAATGAGGTGGTAAAAGTTCCTAAGGGATATAAGACTAATGGTGCAAATATTCCTAGAATCTTTTGGTGGTTTATTCCTCCATTTAAACCTAAATATATTCCTGCAGTTATTTTTCACGATTATCTTTGTGATCTAGAGAAATATAAGTTAGCAGATGATATTTTTGAGGATATATTGTCTAGTATTGAGGATAGCTTTCGTACTAAAATTATGATAAAAGCTGTTAGATTATATCATAAATTAAAGTATAGAACGACTCTATAATATGTCTTTTATCTTTATAAATAAATAAAAAATAGAGGCTTCCATGACTAACAATAATAAAAAAGATATACTCTTAAGGCTATTTGCAGATAATACTATAGGAAATATTACTGCAGCAACCCTGAGACAATTTATTGAAGATATTTTTGAAGATAAAGAACATAATATTAATAAATTTTCAACTCTAGATAAATTTGAAGAACAAGAAAATTCTGATATATATGAAGGTTCCTTAGTAGCTATTACAAACTCAACTTCAGAAGAAAATGGATTATATATCTCTCAAATAAATCAACCGAGAGAGAGAAAGTTCCTGACTCAAATATCTAATAAAGTTAATTTATTAACAGAAACTAAACATACATATGAATATACTGCTAAACAAGGACAAAATATATTTGCTTGTAATTATACATATAATTTAGTTGATGTATATGTAAATGGAAAGAAGATTAGAGGATCACAAATAGTATATAATTCTGGTGCTTCTTCAATTCCTACTTCACAAAATGTTAATAGAGTACCTGGTGTTCCTGGTACTCTAGGTACCTCTGTTACATTACTTACACCGCTTAATAAAGGTGATGAAGTAGAAATCATATCTATAATTAAAGAGTAATATATGTATATAGCTACTAAAGAAATATCTATAGATATAGATAAATCTCTAAAATATAATGAAATATTTGTTAGAGGTGGATCTTTTGAGGGTATTAATATATCAGGAAGAGTTAGTGACTCTATTATCAATATTCCGTGTAGCAAAAATGGTTATCTTAATATGAATGTCTATTTAGATCTAAAAAGAAGGAGTTTTATAGTTCAGGAAAAACCTATAGATGCATTTCTATCCGAGAACGATCTTGTTCATATCGGTGGTGTAATAATGACCTGTAATGAGAGATACAAGCATATTATTGAGTTCATCGGAAGAGAGGATGAGTGTCTTCAATATAAAAGAGGTTTTGATGAATCATTTGGTATTGATCTATTTGATAAACAAGAGCTAATTAATACATGTACTAGTAATAATAAAGAATTTACGACAAGCTTTAATACAGATTATAATATTAATGAAAAGGGTGATGGTATTATATTAGATTGTAGAGTCGATGGAAATATAACCCTAGCAAATGGTAGTACTGATTTATATGACGGAAACAGATGTAACTTGTAATATGAAAAAGGATAAATAAGTGGCATATACTGGAATTTTATTAAGAAGAGGTATAAATAAAAGTTTTTTCTCTGGACAGGATGCTCCAATTCCTGGAGAATTAGTTATGGATTTAGAGACTACTAATTTTGGTTTTTTAAGTAGTGATGGAACTACTATTAAATGGGGTATGTTAGAGGATGAGTTACCTAAAGGAGGTAACATTGGACAGATATTATCTAAGAGCTCTAACCAAGATGGAGATGTTTCATGGATAGATCCTCCTCAGACAGGACCTACTAATTTCGCTATAGAAATAGTAACTGAATCTGGTTCATTAGGTGATAATACAGGTTATGTAAGAGTAGATGATGATAGATCTGAGAAATCATCTATAGGAAAGGGTGCTATAGACTTAAGTTTTATAGATGATACACTATCTCCGACTAGTAGTTCTACTAGTGGACCTTAATAAAATAAATCTAAAATAAAAAGAGATATAATGCTAATATATAAAACATTTATAATACCACATTTAATTAGGTGTGCAGGAACTTCCTTAAGACAAACTCTTATTAAATATGATATGGATAATTTAAAAAAAATTACAGAGCATGATTCTAAGTTTACTCTGGCAGCTGCCGATTTTGCAAAAAACTATGAATCTTTAGTAATAGTACGAAATCCATATCATTTTTACGAATCCCTATATAACCATCATAAAGGAATTCATACTATTAATACATTATCTACAGTAGTTGAACGTAATTCTAAATTTAATAGCTTTTATTCAGAATTGAAAGATTTTGATTCTTGGCTCGAAGCTATGTTAGATCTTCCTGCTTTTTTTAAAAAATATCCTCATCTTATTAAATCTTTTGTGAGAGAACTTGGTAGTAGAGGAGATTTTCTGAACTCGTGGTTTTATGATAAACCACTTAATAAACTACAACCGGAGGATTTTATAGGCTCCTTTTATCAATTTATGTTTGATAAGTTAGTACCCGATAATCATAGAATATTTAAAATAGAGTCAGATATCCCTCAATTTTTAAATTATATAGGTATGGATAAAAAATTATTAAAATCTAATGTAACTGAAACTAAAGATTTTAAATTAAAAGAATATCAGAAAGAAAAAATTTATCAAAAAGATAAGGAATTATTTAAAAAATTTAGATATCAAAAAGATGAATATTAGTAATATCAATATCTTAATTACATACTTAATAGATCAGAATATTTATTATGATTAAATTAGATATATCAAGCAGGGTAATACTATAAATATTTTAAGAAATCAATTATAAGGAATAGAAGATGAATTTATTAGGAGCTGTTGGAACATATTCATATGCAATAGGTAATAAAACACTAGCGGCAGATGATAATACATTTGCCTCAGGTCAGGAAACTAGTGCATACGGATTTGCATCTCATGCTGAAGGATATCAAAATTCTACAGGATTTATATCTGACGTAGTAATTGGAATTAATACAATTACTATTCCTCTTGATACCAATATTATCACGTATTTTAATAGTACTCAAGGCTATGCATCTCAACCAATAACGTTGAGTCCAGGTGAGTCAATATATTGTGCAATGGCTACAGGAGAGGGATTAGAAATTAATAAAGTAAATTCTACAATATATGTATATGATTCGAGTATGACTGTAGGAGAAGATACTTATTTAACATCATTTGATCAAGATAATAATACTGGAAATTGGTCAGAATATGGTCAGATCACTAATAATGATTCGGTAGATAAAACATATGTTATTCTGTTTAGAAATTCAGGAGAACCTTCTAATAATAGTACTAATATAGGTCAATATGTTAGACTGGGGATCAGTAGAAATACTATAGATGCTAATACAATATTACCTAATACGACAGAAATTACTAATATTACAAAGACCGGACTTTCTGCTCATGCCGAAGGTCTTCATACTCTAGCTATAGCAAAGAGTTCTCATGCCGAGGGATATAATACTACAGCTTCTGGAGAAGCAGCTCATGCCGAAGGTCTTCATACTCTAGCTATAGCAAAGAGTTCTCATGCCGAGGGATATAATACTACAGCTTCAGGATATAATTCACATGCTGAGGGATATTGTACTACAGCTTCCGGAATTAATTCACATGCCGAAGGTTTTCGTGTTGAGGCTTCCGGAGAAGCAGCTCATGCTGAAGGAGAAGGCTCTACAGCTTCAGATAGTAACGCTCATGCCGAGGGGTATCATACTATAGCTTCGGAGCGTAATTCACATGCTGAAGGTGGGTATTCTACAGCTTCAGGATATAACTCTCATGCTGAAGGTGGGTATTCTACAGCTTCGGAGCGCAATTCTCATGCCGAAGGTCTTTGTACTACAGCTTCCGGAGAAGCAGCTCATGCCGAAGGTTATTGTACTATAGCTTCTGAAGATAACTCTCATGCTGAGGGTCTTTGTACTACAGCTTCAGAACGCAACTCACATGCTGAGGGTAATAGTACTGTCGCTTCTGGAGATAACTCACATGCTGAGGGTAATAGTACTGTCGCTTCTGGAGATAACTCACATGCTGAGGGTGAAAGTACTACTACTATTAATGATAATTCTCATGCCGAAGGTCGTTGTACTACAGCTTCCGGAGATAACTCACATGTCGAAGGTGGGTATTCTACAGCTTCAGGATATAACTCACATGCTGAGGGTTATCATACTGTAGCTTCAGAATATAATTCTCATGCCGAAGGATATTGTACTGTAGCTTCTGCATATAATTCACATGCTGGAGGGTATTGTACTGTCGCTTCAGGGTGTAGTTCACATGCTGAGGGGTCTAATACTACAGCTTCAGGAATTAATTCACATGCTGAGGGGTCTAATGCTACAGCTTCTGGGGTTAATTCACATGCCGAGGGCTATCATACTACAGCTACTGTGAATAATTCACATGTTGAGGGGATGTATAATGTAGGAACAGCTACAGATACTATTCATGAAACAGGTATAGGAACATCCGATTCAGATAGAAAGAATGCTTTTGAAATTTATATAGATGGTCGTTTAGTTGCACCTGAATTATCAACGACACTAATTAATACTAATAGATCTTTAGTTACTAAAGAGTATGTAGATGCAAGTGGAGGATGTTTAGTTAAGGATGGAGATGGATACAGAATTCCAGGACTTTCTTCAGATACTTTAGGTATTAATGCTGTTAATTTAGCAGGAGGTAGTAAAGCTACAGGTACGTTTTCTTTTGCAGTAGGATATCAGTCATATGCTACAGGACAATATGCACAAGCTGAGGGAAAAATGGTATATGCTACAGGTTTTGCAGCTCATGCTGAAGGATATTGTTCTCATTCTACTGGTTATGCAGCTCATGCCGAAGGTTATAAATCATATGCTACAAACTGCTCAGCTCATGCCGAAGGTTATTGTAACTATGCTACAGGTTATGCATCTCATGCTGAAGGAAATCTTACAAAAGCAATAAATAAGGCTTCACATGCTGAGGGGATGTTTAATGTAGGAACAGCTACAGATACAATTCATGAAACAGGTATAGGAACATCTGATTCAGATAGAAAGAATGCTTTTGAAATTTATATAGATGGGCGTTTAGTTGCACCTGAATTATCAACGACACTAATTAATACTAGCAGATCTTTAGTTACTAAAGAGTATGTAGAATTAGCGGGTGCAACAGGTTCTAGACCATCAGATCCTTCTGTAGGTCAAGCTTATTTAGATACAGAGCTTAATAAGCCTATTTGGTACAATGGTTCAGATTGGATAGACGCAACAGGTGCTACAGTTTAAGCCTAATTTAAGTCCTACATTATATAATAGATAAAAAGAGTAGGACTTAAATGTACACAGTAGAATTTGATAATCAAATTAAAACATTAATGCATCCTGTTAAAACAGCAGGAATTTCAATTCATCAAGGTATTATAACTGCATCTAATAAATATTTAGACTATAAAGTACATGTAAATCAAAGGCATGTTCATATCAGAAACTTACCAGAACAATTTCAAAAATATCCAAAGTTTGTTATTATCAGAGAGCCTCATTCCTGGTATGAGTCTTTTTATAATTTTTTTATTAATGTAGAAGGATATCTTAGCTTTATGTTAAATGATCCTAAAGGAGACGGTTATATTTATCCTATTGATATTAATGAATTTATACAAAGAAGTATTAATTTTAAGGATACTCTAACTAAGTATCCTAATAAAGCGAGAGTATTTAGAAATTTATTAAGATCTCAAGGAAATATTCATTTTATTACTTCTTACTTTGAAAGTGATTTTTACCCAAGTGATGAAAAATCTATGAATCAGTTTAATTGTTCACTATATGAGTGGTTTATGAGACCTATGGGAGATTGTATCTTCATTCCAATGAATCGGCTGGATATTATAGAGAAAGAATTCAATATTAAAATTCCTCACATTAATAAAACTAAAAATAAGAAAGAATATATCTCAGAAGATTCTAAAAAATTAGTTAAATACTCTCACTCCCTTTATTATGATCTAATAGAGGATTTTAATGAAGACAATTTGATTACAATTAGTGAATATATTAAAAACAAGGAGAAAAAATGATAGTAGCATTATTAGGAAAGGCAGGAGCAGGAAAAACTACAATTGCCGAGACGCTAGAATCTATAGTTCCGGATAGTTTTATAATCGATGGGGATGATCTTAGAGCAGAGACATCTAATACAGATATATCTTTTAATGGAAGAGAGATGAATATTCATTTAGGATACTCTAGAGCTAGATGGTTATCCGATTTAGGATTTACGGTTTTTATTGCAATGCAGGCCCCTATTAAAGAGATTAGAGATCAGTATCTAGATGAAAGAGATATTCAAGTAGTTATAACAAATTCAGGTCCAAACCATAAAGAAGATTTAGGATATAATAAAAATTTCCAAGCTGACTATAGTGATGCAGATTTAGAAATTGAATTTACTGAGTTTTCTGCTAAGACATTTTATGAAAAAATATTCAAAAAAGTTCTAGTAATTGCTAGATTTCAAGGAATGCATAGAGGTCATAAAATTGTCCTAGAAGAGGCTAAAAGATTAAGTCCTAATATTACTATTGCATTAAGAGTAGACGAGGGGGATAAATTAGATTTAGATAAAAATATAGAATTACTTCGAAATATGGGATATAATGTAATTCAATCTCCAGATATAGACGAGCCTAATGAAAAATGGGAGAAATTTGTAGAAGATTATGATATCGTTGTACAGGGTAATCCTGTAGTTATAAAAAAATTTCAGAGAAGTATAGATAATAATAGCATCAGATTACACTTCGTTCCTAGAATTGGACACATAAGTGCTACAAAGATTAGAAAAGCTATAGAAGAAGGAGATGAAGCTTTTGCTAAAAAATATTTAGCAAATGAGGAAGTACTTAAATTTCTTAAAGATGAGTTATGAGTAAACCTAAATTTCTAGTAATAAAGGCTATAATATATAGAATAATTCGTATATGTATAGTATTTATAGCAGGTTTAATTACAACAGGAGAGCCATTTACTGCTCTTAATATAGCACTAGTAGATATGTCTGCAGCAACACTATTTTATTATTACTTTGATACATTTTGGTCTAAAATAGAAGGAAATATAGAAGAAGTTTATATTCGATGGAAATATAGTAGATTAAGCTCTTAGAATTTATAAATAATTTAAAGAAATAATAAGGAAGCTAAATGGCTAATTCAAGAGATTATATCTTAAGTCTATTTCCCGATAATGTTAATAATGAAATTACTGCATCAGATTTAAGAATTTTCGTCCGCTCTATTTTTGATGAAGAGGTGGATATTACAGATATACAAGATAATCTTATATCTACTAATGCTCAAGTACCACTTTCTGCAAATCAGGGTCGAGTATTAGATGAAAAAATTTCATCCGCTATAATTGATATAGGAGATAAAGAGGATTCTCTAGGTATCGGAAATACAGATCAAGTTCTTTCTATAGATGCAGGGGGAAGAAAAATCTGGAGAGATCTTCCATCTATAACTCAAGTCAATGTATATGATGCTCTAGATTCTAACAGTGCATCTGATGCTCTTTCTGCAAATCAAGGTCGAGTATTAGACGGAAAGGTTAATAACAATATAGCATCTATTAATACTATTAATTCTAATTTATCAGGTATTTCATCTAGTGTTTCTTCTAATACTACTAATATAAGTTCTAATACAGGTAGAATTAATACTATAGAATCAGATATTAATGATATTAATAGTAATAAAATTCCTTCTCTTCAAAATAAAGATACTCAGTTAGAGACTAATATAAATAGCAACTCTACTAGAATATCTAGCCTTGAAACTAGTAATACAGGCTTAACTCAATCTGTAAATAATATAGAAGCAGATATTACAGCTCTTCAAAATAAAGATACTAGTTTAGATTCAGATATATCTAATATTACAGCAAGGGTTAGTACTAATGAAGGTAATATATCTTCTATCCAGACTCAAATCGGTAATATCAATTCAGTAACATTAGAAAGTAGAGTAACAGTTGTAGAAGGAAATTACTCAGCGTTTGATTCTAGAATTACATCTAATTCCGATAATATTGCAGTAATTAATACTAATATAACTGGATTACAATCTCAAATTAATACTAATACCTCTAATGTATCTAGTAATTTAACTAAAATAAATATAAATTCAGATAATATTAGTACTTTAGGATCTAGAATAAATTCTATAGATGGTGATATTAATACTCTAGAAAATAAGGTTAATACTAATACTGGAGATATAACGAACTTAAATAATCAGATTATCAGGTTAGATGGTGTAGATTCTAGTTTACGAGATGATATTGATACTAATAGATCTCTAATTGATTCTAACTCAGCCAATATAGCAACTAATACACAAGATATATCTAATATTAAACAAGAACAAGCTCAACAAAATAGTGATATACAAAGCAATAAAAGTGCTGTTCAGAATAATTCTGCTAATATTACACATCTACTCGATCAGAATGCATCTATTCTAAATTCTATATCTTCTTTAGAGATGGATGTTAATGGTTCTCCGGACGGAACTATACCAGGTAAAGAGGATAATCTAGGAGCTCCATATAAAGATAATATGATACTAGGATCACTTAAAGATGGAACTAGAGTTTGGGTGGATAGTACACTTACAGAGAATTTAGAAGTAATAGATAATATTACAGATCCTACTGATAATAATGATAAATTACATAAACAAGCCAATCCTCTTAGTGCATATCAAGGTGTAGTACTAAAAGACATGATAGGACTAAAAGAGGATAACTTAGGGATACCTCAAGTAGACGGAATGATCCTAATCAGTAATGCAGATGGTTCTAGAATATGGAAAAGAGCTAGTGAAGTAGATATTGACTGTGGATACTACCTTGGATCAGGTGCTACACTACTTCGAATTAATGTTATAGATCCTGTAGGTGGTATTATAGATAATAAAAAAGAAAATGCTGTGAGACAACTTATATGTACTGCTACATATAATGTGATAGACTCAGAGGGAAATTTATCAGAATCTACAGTAGATGTAACTAACTCAGTTGATTGGGTATCTTCTAATGATGCTGCATATACAATAACAGATGGTTCTGATGGTGGACTAGTGAGATGTACTACACAAAATTCTAGCGGTAACTCTTATTCAGATATACCTGTTAAGGCAATGTTATATGATGATTCTGGGAATCTATTTGAATCTAGTATTAATATTAGTATAGATAATACTCCAGTAGTTAGAGTTATTACTATTAACCCTTCAGACTTTAGCTTAGGAGTTAATGATTCTTATCAATTAATTGCTACTGCAGAATATACTAATGGTAACTGGAATAATTCACAAGAAGATATAACTAGCTCTTCAAGCTGGTATTCTAATAATACAGATGTAGCAACTGTAGATTCTACAGGAAATGTTAGTGGTGTTGCAGCAGGTAATGCTCTAATTACTAGCTCTGTTGTTCTTTATGATAATAGTGTAGTTACAGGTAATGCAACTGCTACAGTATCTTAATTTTGTTTAAAAAAGGAAAAAAATGGCAATTCAATTAAAGGGTTCTAATACTTCTAAGGTAATTCCAGCTGTAAATGAGTTAGAGGAGAGGGAGCTAGCCGTTAATACAAAAGACGGAAAATTATTTACTAAAACTCCCGAGGGTACTATTGTAGAGATAGGGGGTGATAATATTAGTACAGGACTAGCTACTAAAACACCTACAGGTGGTACACACTCAGGACATAGATATATTAATAATACTGACGCATCTGATTTTATTTCTTTAGGTGCTGATGCTACCGACCTAACATATTCTTCTGGTTCTAATCCGGGTTCTGGATCTATTGGAGCTTCAGGAGCAGGATCTTTCACTGCAGGGATAGATGCTACCGCTACTGGATCAAATAGTTTTGCTTTAGGTTATAATTCAAATTCTCAAGGTGATAATTCATTTACTATAGGATCAGGAACTACCACTAAAAACCTATCTTTTAATATAGGTAGTAGTAATACTATAGGAGGATCGGTTGGTACTTTAGGATCTTTTACTTTAGGAACTAATAATAATATAGTTGGAGATGCTTCTGTAGCAATAGGTGTTGGAAATAATATTCCATATAATGATTCAATTCTCCTAGGTACTAATAATGAGTCTCTCCTTAATAAAAGTTATGCTTTAGGATACTCTTTACAAACTACTAATGTAGCTGGAAATGTAGTCCTAGGACAATTTAATTCTCCTACAGGGGGAAAATCCTTAATTATAGGTAATGGTTCTGATAGTACTAACAGAAGTAATATATTAGAATTAGACTCAGGAACTGGAGTATTATCTTTACCTCAATTAAATTCTACTGGAAATATTCAAAGTAATTATGATGTTGTGACATTAGGATATTTAGAAAATTATTCAAATATAGTAAGAACCGTTAATGGATACTCAGGAAATGTTAGTCTTACTGCAGCAGATATTAATGAACAAACCGGAGTAGATAGACTATGGTTTACTCAAACAGAAAGAGATCAAATAACATCTAATTCTAATGCTATTAATACTAAAGAGCCATTATTACCCGATGCAGACATTGCTAATAAAGTATTAGTAGTAACAGATGCATCTGCAAGAACATGGGAGTGGAAAAACATAGATGCCTCTAATATTAGCATGAGTATTGGAGACCTAATCGATGTAGATGCTATTCAATCAGAAGATGCTAATAAATTTCTTAAAGTTAATGGAGCAGGCAATGCAGTAAATTACTCAGATATATCAAGAACAGATGTGGATTTACTACAATCAGGATTTTCTACCACAGATCCTCAATCAGGTAAAACCTTCGAACTATCCGATGATCCATATTACTGGGGTATTAATAATGAAACTTTCAATTTGATAGATAACTTAAATACACTTACCGATATATCTGATACATTCTCTGATGGGGATGTATTAGTACTTAAATTTACAGTAGTTGATCATAGCACAGGAGATGTAACTCAATCATATGAGGTCGATTCTGCAGTTAATACTCCATATAGTAATACAACATCAGGACTAACTTCTACAGATGTTCAGAGCGCTATAGATGAGTTAAATACATCTGTAACAACAAATTCGACAGATATAGATAGCCTTCAAGGATATATATTAGGTTCGGGTGATACTTCATCTCGACCTAGTACTACATTATCAGGTGCTCAATATTTTGATACAGATTTAGTTAAACCTATTTGGTGGGATAATACAGGATCTCAGTGGGTAGATGCAACAGGAACAGCAGTTTAGGATTTCTATGAAGAAGGAAGAATTATTAAAAAATCTTGAAGAGGATTTTAATAAGACTAGAGGAGCAATTTCCGAAATTATAGATCATAATAGATCTATAGATAGAGATTTAGTAGAAGAGATGTCTGAAGGAGATTTTTCTAGACTAGAAGAACATATAGAGATTTCTAAACTTATAATGGATGGAATTAAAAGCTTTAATGATTTATATAAAAATATGCCTAGTTCAATAGAGTCTATAGGGAAAATTAAACAGGATAAAAAAGAAAATAAATCTAAAGATTTATTAAAGGATCTTATGCGAGATGAAAATGAAATATAAAAAAAATAAGGCAGAAATACAGTATTTTTATGATATAAAGATTCCTTCTACTACAGGGTTAGTACCTGATGTTAGTTTTGGATCAGGTTCTTCAGGTTCTTCAGGTTCTTCAGGTTCTTCAGGTTCTTCAGGTTCTTCAGGTTCTTCAGGTTCTTCAAAAATTCCTATTATTGTTAACTGGCAGACTGGGGTACATGATGAAGATGTTGTTTCAAATCCTGTTGATAGTCAAAAATTTGAAATATTAGAATTTAAGTATAAAGATGGTGAGGTATCCTATAATCATATAGACTGGGGAGATTCTAGATTATTTACTCTAAAAGAATCTGGAGTATTTGATATATATGTATATAATTATTCTCTAGCTGGTGATAGGATGGATTTTCATTTAGAATTTTTTGATATAAATGATAATTATATAGGAGGAATAGAATATCATAAAGATTCTGATACTTGGAGTAGAGATAGTTATACTACATTTAATATTTTAAATTCGAGCAAAAATATTTTATTTAGTGTACCTTTTGGAGATTTCTCGGGAACTAGTTATGGAAATGGAGGATTTAATCAAACAATAGATTTTCGCGATCCTAATAAAATTAAATTCTATCCGGATTCATATATATCTACCCCAAACTGGACTAGCTCAGACCATTCATACGATATAAGTCATCAACTTTCAGGTATTAAAAAAATTCTAATATATATAGATTATACTAAAGCTACATTTTCAGGTGGAGTTCACGGAAGTAATTTACAACTATTTCTAACTAGTGGATTTGATTATTTTGGACAGTTGCAAGATAGGCCTACATAGGACCTTAAGGATCCTAAAGTAAATATCTTGAAATATCCTACATCGAAACTGTAATATTATTTATGTGATTACTGAGCTTTTAGAATCGTCTTTACTTCACAAGAATCATAAAAATAACTTTTTATTAGTATTATAAATAGTAAAATAAGGAATATCAACACAATCATCAAGGTATTCCGTATAACGATATCTATCCTTTCATATCCTTCTTTCTATATAATATATTATAGTGTAATAAAGATTAAATCTATATTAGTCTGTGTGGAAATTTAGCTTTCATATATTCATTAAACATATCATCACTAAAATCTGTATAATTTTCTTTCTGAAATGGAAGATATTCTAGAGAAGTTAGTTGATTATTATAACAATAAAAATATCCT